CCTTACATTGCCCAGGAATATGAAAGACGAAGAAGTGGAGTTTGGTTCTTCAACAACGGAGTACCTACTTACATCACCGGAAACCATTACTTTTTTCTGCAGTGGGCCAAGATTGACGTGGGGTACCCATCTTACCTTGAGTTTCAACGTCAGCTATTCATACACCTAGAGGCCTGCAACGTAGACCCTCGCTCACTTGGACAGGTGTACGTGAAGTGTCGACGCTCTGGATACACAAATATGAGCGCTTCAACGCTCATCAATGAGGCTACCCAGGTTAAAGAAAGGCTGTTGGGTATCATGTCAAAGACGGGAGGTGACGCACAGGAGAACATCTTCATGAAGAAGGTGCTTCCAATCTACAAGTCGCTGCCTTTTTTCTTCAAGCCCATCCAGGACGGTACTACAAACCCACGTATGGAGCTTGCTTTTCGTGAGCCATCCAAGCGAATCACCAAGAACAACAAGACATCGCAGCGCGGAGACGCCCTGAATACGGTAATCAACTGGAAAAACACCACCAACAACGCCTACGACGGTGAAAAACTGCACATCTTGTACCTGGATGAGGCTGGAAAGTGGGAAAAACCGACCGATATCAGGGAATCTTGGCGTATTCACCGTACCTGTCTGCTTGTTGGTCGTAAAATCGTGGGCAAAGCCATAGTCGGCTCCACGGTAAACCCGCTCGATAGGGGCGGTCGCCAGTTTCGTGACCTATACGACTCAAGCAACCCCAAGGAGCGTAACGAAAACGGACGTACAAAGAGCGGACTTTACTCAATCTTCATACCGGCGTACGAAGCCATGGAAGGCTTCTTTGACAAGTACGGACATCCTATCGTGGAAGACCCAGAAGTACCAATTTTTGGCATAGAGGGAGAGCCGATAGGCATAGGAGCCAAGACGTTTTTGAAGAATGAGAGAAAGGCCCTGGCAAGCGACAGCTATGAGCTTAACGAAGTCATACGTCAGTTCCCGTTCACCACTGCAGAGGCTTTCCGTGACAGCGCAAAGTCGTCGGTCTTCAATGTCCAGAAGATATACGAGCAAATCCAATACAATCAGGAGTTGTATCCAAACCCAGTTCTTGTTGGAAACTTCGTATGGAAAGACGGAAAGCAGGACACAGAGGTGTACTTTAAGCCTGACGCAAATGGAAGGTGGCGAGTTACGTGGATGCCACCATTTGAGCTGCGAAATAAGCCGGGACCCCAGAACGATTGGCTTGGGGTAGGAGGCGTTGACTCCTACGACATTGATGCTACTGTAGATGGCCGCGGCTCTAAAGGCGCGTGCCATATTTACAACAAATTCAACCTGCAGTACCCAGCAAATATGTTCGTTGCGGAGTACGCTTCTCGGCCGCCGCTTGCTAAAATCTTCTATGAGGACGTGCTAATGGCGGCCAAGTTTTACGGATATAGTTTGCTGATAGAGAACAACAAGTACGGTATAGCTCGCTACTTTGAGCAGCGAGGATACGACAACTACCTGATGAACAGGCCAGAACACTTGGGTTCTGGATATGGAGGTGGCACAAAGACAAAGGGAATTCCTTCAAACTCGCAGGATATTATCCAGGCTCACGCCCAAGCTATCGAGGCATACATCCATTCTCACGTAGGGCTAAATGAAGAAAGCTTAGAATTTGGAAAGATGTACTTTGAAAGAACCCTAGAGGATTGGATTAACTTCAAAGTAGATGACCGTACTGCATTTGACTTGTCCATCTCCAGTGGCTTGGCTCTGTTAGCGGCTCAGGGGGCTACAGTCAAAAAGGAAAAAGCAGACTTCAATCTCAAGAAATTCTTCAGGCCTGGTCGGGTCATCATACGCTGAATCAAATAAGTATATTTGCATATTAGCCCGTAGTGGATATGCAAAGAGATTATACAGCAAAAGGCCAATCTACCTTTCCCGACCCGCTAGCGAGTACGGAAGAAAAAATGTCGCAAAGCTATGGCCTTCAGTATGCAAAGGCCATGTACGCACAGTGGATTGGTGTTGACTACAACAACTCACTATACGGTCGTCGGTTCAATGAAATGCAGAACAACCGCGACTATGCACAAGGAACTCAGGATACGTCAATCTACCGACAGATTCTCAGCTCCTTGGATGCAAACAACGGAGACGGAACGATGCTTACTCTGGACTACACTCCAGTTCCTATCATCCCGAAGTTCGTTCGCATTGTAGTAAACAAGATTCTGTCGCGCAAGCCGTATCCTCAGGTGCAGGCCGTCGACCCTCTTTCTCGTAGCGAGAAGGACAAGAAAAAGAATGTTGCAATCCTGCACATCGAAAACAAGGACATTCTTCAGGAGGCAAAGGCCCTTGGTCTCCCCGTTAAAGTAGACCCGGATGCGCTTCCAGACACCCCAGAAGAAACGGAAATCTTCTTGGATACCAACGTAAAGACTGACGCAGAAATCGCCGCACAGCTAGCCACGGAGATGACCCTTACGTGGAATGACTTTGACGACGCCATCTACCGTCGCTGCGTTGAGGATTTGGTTAACTGTGGTATGGCTGTTACCAAGCGTACCAACGACCCGAACTACGGAATTCGTGAGCAATACGTAGACCCCGCATACTTCATTCACAACTACACGGATGACCCCAACATGACGGAGCTGACCTACGCTGGTCACTTCCGTACGGTCACCATCATGGAGCTCAAGCGATTGGCTGGAAACCAGTTCACCGAAGAGCAGTACCAGCAGATTGCTCAGACGGTTATGAATCGCTACGGGAATGACCCGTTGCGCTACGCTACTCAGGGGTACAACTACGAAACCATCAACAACCGCTATCGCTACGGATACGACGAGTACAAGGTGCAAATCATGGACTTTGAGTTCATGTCTGTTGACGATATCATCTTTGAAAAGAAAGAGTCCAAGTTTGGAAACATTGGATTCTACTACAAGGGTCATGAGTACAATGCCCCGCAGCAATCAGTATTTGACCGTGAGGCAGTGTACATGAGGAATGCAACCGTGTACGGAGGCATATTCGTTATTGGAACTGAACTGATGTTCAACTACGGAGTTCAGAAGAACATCCCGAAAAACGTACACGACATCTCTCGTGCTCGCCTTTCATACTCTTGCGTAGCCACGAACCTACGTGGAATGATTCCCAAGTCTATGGTGTCAAGCATCATCGGCTTTGGCGATATGCTGCAAATCACTCACTTGAAGATTCAGCAGTCAATCGCTAAGGCTAAGCCTGATGGTCTCATCATTGACATCGAAGGACTTGAGAACGTACAACTCGGACGCGGTGGTGAACTGCAACCTCTGGAGATTCAAGACATCTACGAGCAGACTGGTGTATTCTACTACCGCTCAAAGAATCCAGAGGGCGGGTTCCAAAACCCGCCTGTCCGCGAAATCGGAAACTCCATCCGGAACATTGAGCAACTGGTTGGAATCTACAACCATTACTTGCGCATGATTCGCGATGCTACGGGAATCAATGAAGTTGTTGACGCAAGCACGCCCAAAGCAGACGCCCTTGTTGGTGTTCGCGAGCAGGCTATTGCTGCTTCTAACAACGCTACCTACGACATCACTCATGCTGCCCAGGTACTATACAAGAAGGTATGCGAGGACATCGTTAAGTGCCTTCAGGTGATTCCGCCGAAGAGCATCATCTACAAGTCCTACACCAATGCGATAGGAGAGACCAACATGGCTGTCCTTACGTCGTTTGACAATCTGTCGATGTACAACTTTGGTGTCATTGTGATGGGGGAGATGGACGACCGCGCTAAGATTTATCTTGAGCAGAACATCAACATGGCCCTTTCTCAGAAGGAGATTGACCTTGAAGATGCAATAGCCATCCGACAGCTAAGAGACCCAGAGCAAGCAGAACGTTTGCTCGTTGTGCGTCGCAAGAAGCGTATGCGTCAGCGTATGGACGAAGCTGCTCAGCAGGCTCAACTACAGGCTGATTCTAATGCTCAGGCTGCCCAAGTAGCCTCTCAAGCAGAGATTCAAGCAGAGCAAATAAAGGCTCAGCTTGAAGCTCAAAAGATTCAGCTTGAGACGCAATCAAAGGCTGAACTTATGGGACTTCAGCACACATACGATATGGAGCTACAGCGCCTCAAGAACGAGGCTGTTGTGGGCTCTCAGGTAGTGCGTGGTCAGGTTCAAGAGACTACTGACATGATGAAGGAAAATCGCAAAGATGCCCGAATCAATAAGCAAGCAGAGGCCCAATCTAAGTTGATTTCTCAGCGCCAAGGAGAGGCTCCGTCGTTTCAGCCCAGCCTAATGGATGCTCTAACTAATCAATAAATTTGCAATATGTCCTGTTGTACCGTAACTCCTACTGCAGTTGTAAGCATAGCAACTAGAGTTGACATTGTATGTTGGCGAGGTGACACATTTGTGCTTACTGCTACCATTGCTGATGCAAATGGTAACGCTGTTGACTTAAGTGTTTATACTTGGAAAATGGAGGTGCGAGAATACGACAATGGCCCGCTGGTTATTACTAGTTCAAACATCACTGTTACTGGAACAAATCTTGGTGTTCTTACCGTCACCATTAGTGCTGCGAATATGCTTGTGCCCGCAGGAACTTACGTCTATGAAATTCAAGCTACAAACCCAACACCTAACCCAGATACCGTGACTACATACTTGTATGGTCAATTCACTGTAACTCAAGATATTGCTGCAAACTAACATGGCTGGAGAAGTTGATATTACCCTACCTGGACCTCTCGTTGTAGAGAT